GCTCAATACTGGTTTAACTCCTACTAACACATTTTCGTTTACCACGCGAGGGACGATAGATGTAAACGGCTTTCAAGGTGCCATCGGAGCGACGACGGCATCCACGGGTAGTTTTACGACGGTGACTGGTGACGTAATCCAGACCGGAGCAGCACAGACAGGATCGGCTCCGGGTGCGCTGCGCTACAATGCGGCATACGGGACTTACTTACAGGGTAAGACAGGGAGCATCAATGATCTCTCTTTAATTTCGGCGGCAAATGGCTTGTTGCTATCCAATCCAACGGGCACCAGCTCTCTTACGACAGCGGGCAACCTCACCGTGACTGGGGCGTTGACGAGCACCACAGGAGCCAACTTTGCGACGAGCAGCGGGTCAGTGGGGATTGGGACGGCTAGTCCGGCAGCAAAGTTGAATGTTACAGATACTAGTGCGACAGTCCCGACTTTGCTTATACAAAATAATTCTCTGACCACGGGTAAATTAGCAAGATTCTATTCAAATAATGGCAGTCCATCCCATAGCGGCAATATGGTTGAAATAGATAATGACTTTAATGCTGGGGGAACCGCTGATTTGCTTTATCTCAATCAAGCCGACGACGGTGATGGTATTGTGATAAATATGCAAAGAGGTGGGGTTGGTATAACGGTTGATGGGATCGGTGGTGGGTATTCAGCTATTTTCAACAACGGCAACGTCGGCATTGGGACGAGTTCGCCTTCAAACAAACTTAATGTTAGCGGCAACGGGTATTTGTTTGCTTTGAATGGCGGCTTAACGAACAGAGTCGCGCAAACCTTTGGCAATACTGGCGGCGGTCTTGACCTTGGCATTGAGGGTAGTGCTGGTGGAACGGTCTTTACTGGCGGCTCGTCTTATGCCGGTGTCATCGGAACCAACAACGCCACCGCCCTGCAACTTGGCACAAACGGCACGATTAGAGCCACGCTCGACTCCTCCGGCAACGTCGGTATTGGTACGACGAGTCCTGCTGAGAAGCTCGATATTTCTGGCAACGATACTTTAGTTTCTTTAACCAACTTTACTGCCGCTCTTAATTCCGCTGGGTTTCTCGGTAAAAAAGCCAGAGGAACCTCTTCCTCTCCGACACAAGCCTTAGCCGACGATCAAATAACAGGTTTATTTGGTAAAGCCTATCATTCAGGCGGTGCTTTTTCATCGGCAAATGTAGCAGCTTTAATTTTCCTTGCCGCTGAAAATTTTACGGCAACTGCGCAAGGAACATACATCACTCTTGCAACGACAGCAATAGGAGCTACTTCACGGACGGAACGTATGCGCATCACCAGCGCAGGCAACGTCGGCATTGGGACGACGAGTCCCAGTACAACATTGGACGTAAACGGAAACGGGCGTTTTATCCAAAACGCCGCAGCGACAACAGGAGCAATTATTCTTCGTCAAGCCGCAGCGGATGTGGAAGGTTCATTTATTCAGTGGGTCAATAATGCAAACACCGTTGAAAAAGGTTGGTTGACGGTAGATACATCGAGCAACATGAAATTTGCTACAGTTTCTACCGAACGTATGCGCATCGACAGCAGCGGCAACGTCGGCATTAGTCAAACTAGCCCTGCCTCTGTAGCTAATTATGTTTATCTGCATATTGGAAAGGGAAGTACTTCGGTACTGCAACACGCGGCAATTCGACTTCAATCTGGTAACGGGGGTGGTGGATCAAGAACTTGGGACACTTTTGTTGAGGGCGGCGGCGCATACTGGCAAACCTCCGATACTGGTCTGAATGCTGGAGTTACCTATGGAATTCGTTGCCAGTACGCAGCTGGCGGATCAGGAACTGCGGGAGCATTTCATCCAGTCACAGATAATCTTCAGCGACTCGGTCTATCTTCAAATCGTTGGACCGACGTTTTTGCTACAAACGGAACAATTCAGACATCTGACGAAAGAGACAAAACCGATATTGTGGAATCGCCATTGGGTCTGAATTTCATAAAGTCTCTTTCACCAAAAGCGTTTCGATGGAAGGACGGTAGCAGAACTCATACCGGATTCATTTCGCAACAAGTATCTACTGTCATACCAGAGGGATTAGACTGGGCAGGATTTATTATCGGTGATATTAATGATAGCGATTCTCGTCAAGGATTGAGGTATTCCGAACTTATTGCGCCAATGGTTAAAGCTATTCAAGAACAACAAGCTTTAATAGCCAATTTAACAACTCGTCTTGCCGCTTTAGAATCCAAATAACATGACCACCGAACAAGCACTCCAGAACCTAGCAATGTGGTATCTATTTGTAACGTAGTTTGGACGCCAGAGGTGGTCGCTGCTTATGTCGCCGCGCTTAAATCAAAATGAGCGGGACAAAGGACATGAACTGGCGCAGCTACGCAAATCTACTCATAAAAAACCCAGCATCAATACGATGCTGGGTTGAGTTTGTATTTCCGTGTTAATCTTAGAAGTAAACGCTCTGCGTAGCAGGAACGAATGCTTGACCGAGACCACTAACGAGAATGACATGGTAGTACAGATTTGCACCGAAGATATTGTCTACAACACCATAACGTGTTAATAGGCCAACTCTAGGAGCAAAATCGTTCTGACCAATTGTGCGCTGAACCATTACAGGAATGTAAGGGCAGTAGATGATACCGGTATCATAGAACTCCGGACCCTTGTAGCCTAATAAGGCGTACTCAGGACGTTGTAATGTACCATATGTACCCGCAAGGTAATTACCTTCGGTACGTGTATCGCGGTAAACGTTGAAACGACCACCTAAATTACCTACCTTAGCAACACCGACTGGTTGAGTATTGACTGTACCTTGAACTGCCACCCATTGGAATTCTGGGAGCATTTCTAGGATAGCTGCAACGCGTGGGGTACAAACAATAAAGTTTGCGGCACCACGGCGATTGCGTACTGCAATGCGGTTTGCTTCGATAATTAATCTTTGATAGAAGTCACGATTACGTTCTACTAACCAGCGACCGTCTGCGGAAGCTGGGGACCAGACAGAATAACCATTGCCGTAACCTGCGTTAAGAGCAACTTGAATCATTCTGACTAACATTTCGCGGTCGATTTCGGCCTGAATTTCATATGACATAGCATTTGTTAATTCAGTATCGATATCGATACCATTCATGTTCTTTAAGTCTTGTTCTAGTTCAACTGACCAACGGGCGCCTAAGCGACGTGTACCTGCTTCAACAGCTGTTTTCTCGAATGAGACTTCAAATGTCGGAATTGCGTTCGTTAATTCGAAGTTTTGTAAGAGAGCAGCTACACCATTATCGGTACCAGCAGTTAACCAATTGGTTAAATTGCTGTAAGCCTGACCGGAGCTTGCTCCAGAAAGACTACCTGATGATGTACCTGTATACGCTGTATTGAGGTATTGGTAACCAGCTTCTTGACCTGCTGCTGCTGCTAATTGAGCTGCGCCGAAAGGAGCAACTGAACCAGAACCAGCACCGTCATTGGTACCTAGGGTTTGACCTGTGTAACGATAACGGAGAGCAAATGCAAGGCCAACTGGACCTGCCATTGGTTGAACACCAACGATCTCGTTTGTGATTAGCTCGGGGAATGTACGACGGATCATCGGAATCAAGATCTTCGGAAGACGATAGTCGCCTGCCGCATAGGTGTCGGTACCTGGAGTGCCAGATGCGTAACCTGCTGCGCCGATAGAAGAAGCATTACCAAACACACCACCATTACCAGCGGTGTTAACCCCGGTAGGATTGTAGTTTGGACCTGCTTCACGAATGCACCATTGCTCTTGATTCTCAAGAAGCATTGCTGTATTCAAGCGTGTGTGATCATCTTCGATAGGAGCAACGTTCTTTGAAGAGTAGTCGAGCACTGGTGCCCATTTCTCTAAAAGAGCTGCTGCTCTTGATTCATCGATGTAAGCCTGTGTAGGTCTTACTGATTTCATAATATTTTAATTTCCCTTTGTAATCTAAATATCGACCCCAAGATTAATCGTTAAACGACCAATCAGGTAACTCAGGATATTTCTTCAAAAAAATTGGCTATTAGTACTTACTTAATTCTTTTAAGTAAGGTGATAGTACTTGCGGTTGGTCTTCTGATTGTTCTTCAATCACGAAGTCGACCTTTGTACTTTCACTTAAAGCTTCTTCCTTTAAGATATCAAGCCTATCATTCGTCTTCTTGTTGAATAGCTTGACTGTATAGTCGAAATTTTCGTTAATAAAGTCTGCTGATTTACCAGACATTACCTTTTTAACGTATTTCTTTTGCGATTCATCAAGTCTTGCACTCTTTTGTTCGATTAGTAAGGTAGCTTTAATGCTATCTAAATCGGATTTTAATTGTGCATTCTCTTGAATGACAGACTCAAGCTTTTGGGAAGCTTCACTAATTTGTGTTTTACCATCAAGAATTGCTTCTTTAATACTCTCTTTTTGTAGAGCAGCATCGACGGCTAAATGGTTACGAAGACTTTCCAACACTGTAATAGCTTTCTTATTACGAACAGCTTCTTGAATATCAGCTGTTGGAATTTTTTCTTCTAAAAATGATTCTAGGTAGTCACTAATTGACTCTACTAATTGAGATTTGAATGTTGCTGCATCATTGTTTAAAGCTTGTTCGTATTTTTCAACAACCATCTTTAATTTTTCAGCTCTATCAGTATCAATAGCTTCAACTACTTTTTCTAATTTCTTTGAGTGGTCAGTATCGATAGCTTTTAAAAGCTGTTCGAGTTTTGAGCTATAAAGCTCATCTTGCTCAGTTAATGCTTTTTCAACGTGGATACTAACTTTTTCCTTGACCTTAACTTCGATAGCTTCTTTAATCTTGGTCAATGATTCTTCTGATAAATCTTTTAGTAATTCTTCGCTCATATTAGAAAAGGTTGTTATTATTATTTATAATCTTCTGCTTGATTTTCTTGTTAATTTCAGCAGTTAAATGATTATTAGCCATGCTATAATCT